TGGATTCCACTTGCACCCCAATCCTGTTCAAGACCGATTGCTGCAATTCCCCTGTCAGAAAGCGTTGCACTTGCTGCTGCAAGGGAAACAAAATTGATGTAAGCACCAGGAAGCACTTTGTTCTGTGCAATAAAAGTTCCACCGCCTAAAGCCATTTTATTTCACCTGTCCTTTCATAAATTTTTCAAGAAGGTCATCAGCTTCTGCAATTGTTCCCACCCATTCATCAGGCAAGATTGCACCAAGTGCATCCCTTCTGTTTGCGTAACGATTAGAAGCAAGAAGTGCTTTCTTGGAATAAACAGGTGCTTCCTGCTTTGTTTCCATGACTTCATCCTGCTTCAAGATTTCAGCTTCTTTCTTTGCCATGATTCATCATCCTTTCACTTCTGTGCTGTGTTCCAAGGTTTCCATTGCAGGTTCATCTTCCTGTTCCTTCACAACGAACATGTCATAACTGACTATGAAGGAAAGGACACCATCTGTTATCACATCATCACCTGACATGTTTGTTCCCCTGACTGTATCACCATCAACAGTGATATATTCCAGGCAATCCATAAGTCTTTCCAAGACATCAAAACATTCAGCTTTTGCATTGTCTTTGTCCTGTGGGAAGTAGTGAATGCAGAATAGGTGTGTTCTGTAATACCTTTTACCAAGGAACTGTTTTGTGGATGGTTTTATCAGCACCACCGAAAAACAAGGTTCAGTCAGATTCTGCTGAACATCTTCAGTGTAGATTTCATATCCATCACCAAATTCAGTGTTCAGTGCTTCACATATACCATCTATAATTTTGTTCACTGTAATTGTTCCATTGCTCATTTGAACGCTTCACCTAACTTTCTTTGCAGCTTCTTTTCAAGGATTGCAGGTGCAGCATCCTGAATTTCTTTGGTTGAAATGGTCAGCATGAATCTTCCTTCAACCCATCCCTTGTGGTTTCTTGTTCTGTGACCAAATTCCACATAGGAAGCATATTCAACAGGGTTCACAATCTCAATCACATAGGTGTCATCAAAATGATTCACCTTCAAGCTGTTCACATAGGATGCAACATCCTGTTGTTTTTCTGCTGTCCAACCCCTTCTTAAAGTTCCACCAACCCTGTGTGGATATTCACCAACAGGGGTTCTTTTGATGACCTTGGTCAGAAGTCTTGCAGCAAGTTCTTTTGCACATGCTTCCATGAACAGATTGAACTGGTCTTCACCAAGCACCTGTTCACACTTGCCCACGAAGTTCTGAAGTTCCGAAAAATCAACCTTTCCCATTCTTGCCATAGTTCATCACCATTTAAGACCATTCCCTGAACAAATCAAGAACAATTTCCTGATGTGTGTCATACATTGCAGGTTTTCCACTTTGCTGATAGTCTGTGGTGACACCATTTTGGGTCACTGTTATCTTTGACCCTGGTGCAATGCTGACATCAGGTGCAATGAATAGGACTGTAACCTGCACAACTGCTGAAGCTGCATTGTCTGACTGACTTGTGTCTGTGATGTTCCTGAATGACAACCTGCAAGGTTGCTTTTCCAAAACCACCACATCCTTGAAACCTGTTGACTTGTTAGTCTTTGTGACCTTCTGATGTTCAGTGATGGTACATTCCCCAACATACAGTGATTCAAGTGCTTTTCTTGTTTTCACCACTTTAGTTTCCGATAGCATACTTCATCACCTACACCTTCAGTCTGAAGGAACTTCACAAATGCAGTGAACTTTTCATCTTCAGATGTTCCAGTTGCAAACTGCACTGTTGTGTCACCTTCTTTTATCTGTGTTATTGCACCATCAAGGTCAAGTGATTCCAGTTCAAGTTTTCCACTACTTTTCAGTGAATAAAGGAATTCACCACACACCCTGTCAACTGCAACATAAAAAAGTCCTTCAGGAATGGACAAAGTGTTGCATGAATTCATGATGTGGGTGTTCACCTTCTGAATACAGAAAGCAATCATCCATTCATCTGTACTGGTCACCGTATAACCAAAACCTGAAAGTCTGTTCAGAACCGCTTGAACAAACGATTCTGAACTTTTGACTTCCAGTTGTTCCATGATGGTCAAGATTGCAGCAATGATTTCATCCATGCAACATCACCATCCTTTCCCTTTTATGCAATTAACCCTGGGAAATGATTCTTGCAATAGCAATTGCCTTGTGGTTGATGTAGCTTCTGTCAGAAGCCTGTGCTTCACCAGTGTGAACAAGAATCCAGTTTGCAGCATTCTTCAGTTCTGCATCAGTAGGTGAAAGCGAAGACTGAACAGCCTTTTCATAGCTGATTCCGAAAGGTGCAAAGCACTTTCTCTGTCTGATGTAAAGCGTATCTTCACCGCCATTGGTTGCAGCATTTCTTGACATCTCATAAGGAACTTTTGCACCAATGTCTTCATAGCTGAAAGCACCTTCACCAAGAACATAAGTGGTGTAATTGGTAACAATAACAGGTGCAGTGGTTTCAGTCACATCAATGACCATGCTTGCAGCATCTGCATCAACTTCAGCAGTGAAAACTGCATCAGGTGCAGTGTTCTTCTGTGTAGCACCAACATGCTTTGCAGTGGTGTTATCCCAAGTGAACTTTGCAATCTCACCAGTAGTGATTGCATTCAACTTGGTATAGATTGCAGTTGCTTCATTGGTGACATTGTTTGTGGAAGGAAGTTCGATTTCATCAGCAGCAGGTGTTCCACCATTTGCAATCCAAGTGAAAGTAGTTCCACAAATTTCAATCTTGTCACCTGCTGTTGCAGCAGTCTTGACTTCAATGTCATAAACACCTGCTGTTCCAACAGCCTGTGCAGTAGGCATGTCATCATCAATGACAACAAGCTTTCCATTCCAAGTTCCAAGGTCAAGGGAACGCTGAACACCATCTTTGTCAGTGTACTTCAGATGCTCAATAAGATTGAGATTTTCAAGACCAGTTGCAACATCAGAATGCATGAACACAAGACTGAACTTCTTCTTGTTAGCACCACAAGCCTTGTTCATTGCAGTGTTAAGAGTAGTTGCACCAACAGTCTTGGTTGCTTCACCAGTGATGTCAAGGGTGTGCTTCTGAACGAATTCAACAGACTTGCTGTCACCACTCATTCCAAAGATACCTTCAAGGATTGCAAGAATAGTGTCCTGGTCAAGACCATCCTTGTACTGTGCAACCTGGTCAGCAATGTTCTGCATGAAATCAACACCACCAGTGATGTCATAGCTGAAATCACGCTCAACAAATCCTTTTGCACGACCTACCACAACAACACCCTGTTCAAAGGTCTTTGTGGAACTTGCAGTGATGTTGGTCTGTCCATCATAATTGACAGCATCACCTTCAAGAAGACCACGCATTGCAATTCTTGCATAACCAGTTCCATTCTGTGAACTGAACACATCATGGATGTCAGGATTTCCTGCAAGTGCTTTGGACTTCTTGATTTCATTCATCTTCAGGTTCGGAACTCTGCCGACCATGTACTTGAATGCTTCAGCATTGAAACTTTTAGCATCAAACTTTGTATTAGGCATAATATTCACCTTATCCTTTCTTGTTTTGTTGTTTTATTATTCCAGTTTTGCATCAGGGTTCTGTTCAAGGTAAGCAGACAATTCATCATAGGTCATCTTTGAAAAGTCAACCTTGTCATCACCATCTTCCTTGCCACCTTCACCAGGTGCAGCACCCTTCATCTTCTTTTTAGAATCCTTTGCTTCAAACAGGTATTCATCAGATTTCTGCAAAGCTTCAATCTGTTCTTTCAGACCCTTGATTGTTCCATCTTCCTGAAGTTCAGCCTTGTCCATGTCCTTCAAAAGTGCCTTGACAGCAGTTGCATTCTTTGCCTTTGCAGCAGAAAGTGCAGCTTCAATTGCTGCATCCACCTTCAACTGATGGATTTCAGCAGCATGTTCATCAGCAGCTTTCTTATTTGCTTCCTGAAGGTCAGCAATCTGTTTTTTCATTGCTTCCACATCACCAGTGGAATTCTTCAGGGTTTCAAGCTGTCCATCCCTGTCACGAACATCCAGTTCCAACTTCTTCTTTTCGTTGTTGACTTCATCAAACCTTGACTTTGGAATGTACCCCTTCAGTTCTTCCAGGGAAGCTGTTTCCAACTTTGCAGCAAGTTCTTCATCAACACCCATCTTCACAAATTCTTCTTTTTTCATGGTTTCATACCATCCTTTCATAAACATTTTTGTCCTGGTTCAGTCCAGTGTCTTATGTCTTGTTCTTTTTCATCTGCAATACTAAAAAGATGACTATATAAAAAGCAGCACCACTGACTTTGAACCATCCAAGGGAAGGATTCTGTCAGTGACACTGCTTCTTATCAGGATATTAAATTGTGATGCATCAATCAGATGTCTTCATCATCCTGTTCTGCATCTGTTTCAAAGGGTCTGTCAGCTTCAAGGCATTCATCAATCTTCTTGATGATTTCTTCATCAGGGATGTTCCTGAAGAAGAATATTGGGAAGTTTTCATCAAACCTTTCAGCATATTCATTCAGCTTCTGTTCTAACATCTGCATCAACCCCTTTCTAATTGTTTGCAAGGAAATCAAGCATTTCCAAGAATATCTTGTATGATTCAGGAAGATACTGTTGGATTGCAGCAAGTGATTCAGGACAGCAGAAGGTTGAATCAATCATTTCTGCAAATGCTTCTGTTGCAAGTCCATCATTCACACCCAACCACATTCTTTGCTTCCAATAGGATGACCCATGACCAAAACCAATTGAAATTCTGCAATTGGTTGCACCTTCCAGGATGTCTGAAAGGTCTGCTTTTGCCAAAGGTGCAAGTGCTTTGATTTCCTGTTCAACTGCTTTATAAGCAAGTGACTTTGCATATTTTGGTTCACCACCAAGCCATCTTCCATATTTCTTGAACCAGTCATAACTTGTGGTTGAAATATAACCATGTTGGTGCAACCAATCCCAATCACCTTTGTGGTCTTTGAATGCCTGTTTTATGGTGACCGCTTTTGCATTCACCATGTCATTGACTTCCCTGGTGATTGTCTGTGGGAAGATTCCATTCTTATATGTGGATGAAAAATGTCTTCCAACACCAGTTCCTTTACTTGCATTCAAGGAATCAATTGCATGACCTGATTCATGGAAAGATACCTGATAAGGTGCTTGCCATGAAGACCCTTTCACATCATTCTGACCATTCACATAGATGGTTGAACCACTTGCATGTTCATGTCCTTTGTATGCTGCATCACCAACCTTGATGTCCTTTTCGTACTTTTGCCATACTTCAACAGCATCAGCATTCTGACAGGAATCAACCAGGTCATGCATTCCATCATAATGTGACTGACCAAACTTCTGTGACAGGTCTGTCTGATAATCTCTTTGTGGTTTCATTGTAGCACCAGGTGCTGTGTTTTGGGAAGCATCAGGTTCAACTTCCTGCAAACCTTCTGTTTGACCTTCCACCATTGACTGTTTCCATTCAGGATAAGTCATGTTGTCAGGTACATAATAGGTTTTACCATCTTCACCCCTTGCTGCCCTTTGTCCACCATAATTGTCTTCAAAATATGGTGCTGTGACAGACCTGCAATTGGGATGAAAAGGTGGTGCAGTCACACCTGGTTCATAGTCCTTCGTTGGGAAATGCTTTCCATCCATTTCCTGACAGATTTCTGATGTGTGGGAATCCAGTGTTGCAACCACTTCAAATTCTTCCACATCAAGGTCATTGAATGCTTCCTGCTGTGACACACTGTGGAAATATGCCTGTTCAGTCATCACCAGTGTGGATGCAGCATGTTTTGCATTCTTCACTGACTTGTCCACAAACTGTGTCATGTGTTTGATTGCTTCATCAGGTGCTTTTCCTTGAACCAGTGTCCTTGTCAGTTCCTGGTGCAGTTGATTCACCATCTGCTGTTTTCTTGACCATATCCTGTCAGAAAAGTTCTTTCCATCAATTGACCAGGGTTTCTTCACAATCTTGTCAAGTTCCCTTTCATCAATCTGACCAATTTCCCAACCAATATTGAATCCCTTCTGCACTTCAAACATGCTGTGATAATAGTCTTCAGTGAAAACCTTTCTGACCATCTTGTCCACTGCATCCATTTCATTTCCAAAAGCAACTTCAAGTGCCTGTTGTGTTCTCAATTGAAGTGCTTCCAGTCTTGAAATGTGGAATCTTGCAGAAGCGTTTTCCAGTTCCTTCATCCACTTTCCATCAAGTGCATTCTGCTGACCATATTGGATGTACTGGTTCACATCCCACTTCAGTTCAGCAAGTTCCCTTGAAGATAACATTCTTCTTGCTTCAGCAAGGGTCACATTGTTGTTTGCTGCAAATCTTCCATACCAGGAATCAATTTCTGCCTGGATTCTTCTTTGTGCAGTAGTGAATGCAGGTTCTATTTCATTGTAGGTCTGCTGACCATAGGAATTTGATGCCTGTTCAAGCTGTTCAAAGCGTTTCTTCCAATAGTCAGATGACCGCTTTGTCCTTTTCCTTGCCATCAGTCATCACCTGCACCTTCTTTTCCACTATTGTCCACATTATCCACATTCTGCTGTGGGTTCTGCTGACCACCAAGTGCAGGATTGAAACCAAACTGTTCCATGTTTTCTTCCTTTTCTTTCTGAACCCTTTCCATTTCTGCTTGTGGGTCATCAACCCAAGGATGCATTGAAATAATGGTTTCATCAGAAAGAAGACCAACAGACTTCTGACAGTTGTCAATGACTTCTGATTCAGAAATCAGCATGTCACGATTGAATATAATGTCAACATCCTGGTCTTCAAAATCACCCTGACCAGTGTTTGCAAGGTGATTGTCAACAAACCAAAGAAGGTCTTCAAAGGATGCTTGAAATTCAGTTTCCATGTTGTTTGCATCAAGGTCAATGTCACTGTACATGGACTGAATGTTCATCTGATTAGGATTTCCTGCAAGTCTGTCATCCTTTGCATCATATCCCATTGCATTTTCAATAATTGCTTTCTTGAAGATTTCAAGGATTGCCTTGTAATTTTCAGAATTGACTTCAACCTGAAGTGTTTTCAGGTCACCACCTGCACCATCAACTGTTCTGACCTTGACAGCACCATACTGTGCAAGGTTCTTTCTGAATTCAGAAAGATTTTCACCATCATAATTCATCAGAACAAGAATGGTGTTCCTGGTGTCTTCTTCCATGCTGTTTTGGAAGTTTGATTCAATCAGGTTCAGACCATCCTGCAAGGACTTCACCATTTTAATCAGTGGAATTTCCTTGCTGTTGTATTTGAAAGGAATCAGGGGAATCTTTGTCCAGTTGAAACCATCTTCAGTTCCATCTTCATTCACAACAGTGATGTAATTCTGAAAGAATGGTTCACAAGGGGTCAGTGTTCCACTTTGAAGTTCAAAATAGTTCACACCCCTGTCATCATAAACTTCAACCTTTTCCACAACCTTTTCTGTCTTTCCTTCATACACAATCACTTCATAGATTCTGATTGCATAATCAAGCTGTGTATGTTCTGAATCATGCCATCCAGGAATGACTTCAAAAGGTTTTATTCTTTTGAAGGACAGTTCACCCTTTTCATTGTAATAGACATATAACCAAGCAATTCCACAATTCAGGGAATCTTCACCAACTGCTTTCAGCAGTCTTTGGAACTTCTTGTTGAAGACCTGCTTCAGAACCTTTGCATACTGGTCATTGTCTGACTGAAATGTCAAAGGTTGTCCAAGAAGATAGTTTGTCTTTTGGTCAACCATCTTTTTATACTGGTTGTCAACAATCCTGTTGTTTGGAAGGTTCTTGACTTCTGTCAGTTCCCCATCTTCACCAATTACTGTTCTGACCCTGGAAAGAATGTCATGTCTGCCTGCATAGTATTTTTCACCATCAAGCATTTCTTTTCTTCTCTGTGAAACCTTGAAGTGATTGATTTCACTAATGATGTACTGTTCATCAGTGATTCTGTCTTTTCCAACAGTGACAGCCTGTGCAATTCTTGCAGCTTCACTTAAAAGAAATTCAAACACATTTCTTCACCTTCCTTTCTTCCCAAGATTTTATAGTGCATCAGCTTCTTCAAATGCCTGAAGCATCTTTGGAAACTGGTATGCAATCCAATCCACAATTTCTTCATTTCCACCCCAAGATTCACACCCAAGACCTGATTCAAACAGGAAAGCATGAACCAGTTCATGTCTGATGACCTGTTTTCTGTATGATTCAAGGTCTGCAACTGAATTGTCAGTGTGAATCAAGCTGTCAATAACACAAGTTTTTATGGTGTGGTCACAATATCCATCAGCCTTGTCAAGACAGGGGTCTTTTGACCTATCCCCATTGATGATTGCATAAGGAACACCAAGCACATCCACTGTTCCTGCAAGCTGAATTTCCATCATTTCTTTTTCTTTGACCACATCATTCATTGTGTCACCGCCCTTCAATTTATTGCTATATAAAAGCAAGGAAGCAGAAGACCAGTGTTTTCCGCTTCCTTTTGTCACTATCAGGTCACTATCATCAATCAAAACTGAATGTTTCACCCTTGATGAAATCTTCCATTGCATAACGCATTGCATCCATCAGATGATTGAAGTCATCTATTGGGATGTTCAGCTTCTTTCCAAACTTGTCAGCATCCCAAGTGTAGTTGCTTATCTCTGTTTCAAAATTCACACACCTTGGATGAATGACCAGGTGAAAATCCTGAATGTACTGGATGCCATTGTTGACTGAATCCCTTCCTTTTCTTGCACCTTTGATGTGTGCAAGACCAAGGTCACGAAGTTCAGCAATGGACTTTGGTTCAGCAGAATCTGCTGTGATTTTTTCTTTCACATAACCCATCTGCTGAATGTTCCTGAAGATTGCACTGTTGACCAGTCCTGTCTGATAAAGTTCATCAAACACATAAATGACTTTGTTCTTTTGGTCAACCATCCCACAAAACAGTGCAGTGGGGTCATTGGTATAACCAAAGTCAAGACCAAAGACTGACTTGATTCCTGGAATCCTTCTGATGTCATCCAGGTCAAATGCTTTTTCTTCCCAATTTTCAAAGATAAGACCTTCAACAATTCCCCAATTTCCAAGTCCTGCAACCTGGTATCTTCTTGGATTCTGCTGCTTCATTCTTTCAAAGACCTTCAGGTCAGCATCATCCAACCATTCATTGCAGGTGTAGTTGGTAGTCAAGGCAAGGATTTCACCATCAGCAGACAGGGGATTTTCCCTTGGTTTATACTGTGGTTTTCCTTCTGAATCATTCCCTATGAAGTCATCAAAGAACCTGTGCTTCATCCAGTGATGTTCATTCCAGGGATTAAA